GGTTCTTAAATTTAGGAGTCTTAAATGGCTTACCCCACCATCGACAAGCCGTATGGCTTGAAGCCGATCAATTTGATCGGTGGTCAGGTGTTCGCCGGTCAAACTCGCCAGTATCAGATTAACCCTGCCGGGTTCGCTGGTAACATCTTTTATGGAGATGTGGTGAAGCTTGTATCGACGGGCTACGTTGAAAAAGATACCGGCGAGGCAACTGCCACGCCGGTTGGTATCTTCCAAGGCTGCTCTTACGTTAACGCGCAAGGTCAGACCATCTTCGCGCAGTACTACCCCACCGGGTACGCTGCCCCCACCGGTACGACCATCGTCGCTTACGTGTCTGATGACCCGGACCAACTGTTCAAGGCGGTTCTGGTTGCTGGTCAAACTGAAGGCGGCAACGGCCTGACCCCGACTTATCTGGGCATTAGCGTGATCGGTACCAATGCTGAGTTGGTGCAGAACGCTGGCGTGGTTGCTACTGGTGACAGCCGTATTGGTGTTTACACCACTGGCAACACCGGCACCGCTTCGTTGCCCATCCGCATCATTGATGTTGTTCCCGACACTGCAAACGCGTCTGGCAACTTCGTCGAGGTGATCTGCAAGTTCAATGCCCCGTACGTTGTGTCCACCTCCACCTCCAGTGGCGGCATCACCACGACCACGACCAGCGTTGTGACCGGCGGCCATCAGTACCTCAACCCCGTTGGCGTCTAATCGAAGGAGTAATTAACCATGGCTATTTCACGCGCACAACTGCTGAAAGAGCTGCTCCCCGGTCTGAACGCCTTGTTCGGTATGGAGTACGCTCGCTACGGCGAAGAGCACAAAGAGATCTACGAAACCGAGACCTCTGAGCGCTCGTTTGAAGAAGAAACCAAGCTGTCTGGCTTCTCCGCCGCTCCGGTGAAGAACGAAGGCGCTGCGATTGCTTATGACAACGCGCAGGAAGCTTGGTCCACCCGCTATACGCACGAAACCATCGCTCTGGGTTTCTCGATCACCGAAGAGGCGATTGAAGACAACCTGTACGACAGCTTGTCTGCTCGTTACACCAAAGCGCTGGCCCGTGCCATGGCCTACACCAAGCAGGTTAAGGCTGCTGCGGTTCTGAACAACGGCTTCTCCAACACCTACCCCGGTGGTGATGGCGTGTCCCTGTTCAACGCAGACCACCCGCTGGTGTCCGGTGGCGTCAACAGCAACACCCCCTCCACCCAAGTGGACCTGAACGAGACTTCTCTGGAAGCCGCCGTTATTCAGATCGCCGCTTGGACGGATGAACGTGGTCTGCTGATCGCCGCTAAGCCCAAGAAGATGGTTGTTCCCCCGGCCCTGATGTTCGTTGCCAAGCGTCTGCTGGACACCGAACTGCGTGTGGCTACTGCTGATAACGACATCAACGCTATCAAGCAGATGGGCGCTATCCCCGAGGGTTACACCGTTAACCACTTCTTGACCGACCCGAACGCTTGGTTCCTGACCACTGACGTTCCCAACGGCATGAAGCATTTCGTTCGCACCCCGCTGCAAAACAGCATGGACGGTGACTTTGACACGGGCAACGTCCGTTACAAGGCCCGCGAGCGTTACAGCTTCGGCTGGTCTGATCCCCTCGGCATGTGGGGTTCGTCCGGTTCGACCTGATCTTCAGGAAGACCATGAAAAAGGGGCCTTGTGCCCCTTTTTCTTTTGCTGTATATTGCTCGCAATCCGGGGTCCCCGGCGCTTCTGACAGTCCCGGCTGACGACAAGCAGACAGAGCGCCCAAACAGATACTCGCTTGTGAGGTTTAAATGGCTAACACCACTTTTAACGGCCCAGTTCGGTCGCAGAACGGTTTCCAAACCATCTCCATCAACGCAACCACTGGCGTTGTCACTACCGCTCCTGTTTCTATGGGCGTTTCTGGCATTGTTGCCACCCCGGTTGCTCTGGCTGACGCCAACGCCACTTTGACCGCCGCAGCCAACGCTGGTGGCATGGTCAACATCGTCCCTAACGGTACGCAGGACAACACCTACACGCTGCCTGCGCCCGTTGCTGGCACTTCGTTTGTGTTCGTGTATGGCGGCGGCGCAGCAGATGCCACCGACTTCATCATCAATACTGGTTCAAACACCAACTATTTCATTGGTGGTGTAGCGTTCCATGACACCGATGATGGCGCAGCCTCTGTCGTGTTCTCTGACGGCAACTCCAATTCCAAGCTGCAAGTGAATGTACCTGCTGCTGCCCAAATCACCGTGATTGCCAAAGACGCCACGAACTGGCAAGTGTTTGGCACGGTGGTTGGCGCAACCGCTCCTACGTTCGCTGACCAGTAATAGGAGGCCGACATGGCCATGCAATATGACGTAAAAGCCGCGTACACCGAGGCTGACGCAGCGATGGTTACGTACCCGGTGAGGATCAAGGGTGCGTACGTCTCGGTCACGACGGCTGGTGCTAACCCCATCATCTTTTATGACAACGCGTCCGCAGCTTCGGGCAATGTTTTGCTCAAGCTGGGTGTGACTGCGGCTGGGTGCCACACGGTGGTGATTCCCGGCGAAGGTATTCGCGCTCTTAACGGCGTGTTCTGCGACACCGGCAGCGCTGCTGCAGTCACGATCTTTTATGGCTAAGACCGCAGCGTGGACCCGCAAAGAAGGCAAGAACCCCAAAGGTGGCTTGAACGCCAAGGGTCGCGCCTCTGCGAAGGCCCAAGGGATGAACCTAAAACCGCCGCAACCAGAGGGCGGGTCAAGGCGCGACTCCTTTTGTGCAAGGATGAGTGGTATGAAGAAGAAGCTCACCTCGGCCAAGACCGCGAAAGACCCAAACAGCCGGATTAACAAATCGCTACGCGCTTGGAATTGCTGATATGGCTGAGCACACAGACAACGTTAAGAACGTGCTGGACTTTGTAGCTGTGTTTACGGCGGTCGGCGCGTTTTTGGAATTGTTGACCCCGGTGTTCGGTCTGATCGGTGCGGTCGTGGGTGTCATGCGCATTTACGAGATGGCTACCGGCAAAGAGTTCTACACGCTTTGGCGCAAGAAGAAAGACGACGATGCCGAGCAGTAGCCGTAAACAGCACAACCTCATGGCGATGGTCGCCAACGATCCCGCCGCTGCAAAGCGTGTGGGCATCCCTCAGAAGGTCGGCGCGGAGTTCATGAAGGCCGACAAAGGTCTGAAATTTGGCAAGGGCAGCTCCCGCGCCGATGCTCAGAAAATTAACCGCCCGAAAACCAATCAGGGCAAGTCTGAACTTTTTGCAAAAGGTGGCGATATGAAAGAGTCCAAAAAGATGATCGGTCAAGAGTTGGCCTTCATGAAGAAGAAGGGCGCTCCCAAGTCCATGATCAAGCATGAGATGAAAGAGGCCAAGATGGCCAACGGCGGCATTACCACCGCCAAGATGGGCGCTGTGCGCACCGCTGCCCCGAGCAAAGATGGCGTTGCCTCCAAGGGCAAGACCAAGGGCACCATGGTGAAGATGGGTGCTGCTAAACCTCTGGGCATGAAGCGCGGCGGCAAGTGCTGATAGGAGACTGACATGGCTCGACGCAATCGTGATCTGGCAGGGCTTGCCGCACTTGGTGCGTTGGGCTATGCCATGTTTGGTGGTGATAGAAATAAAGTCCGTCCGGATGGCGGCGCTCCGGTGGAAGACCGTAGCACGGCGGTTCGGCAGCAAGCGGCTCAAGCTGCGGCGGCTCAAGCTGCCGGGTTTGAAGATACCCGTGGTCTGGAGGGTGGGATTGAGCCTCTGGGGCTGCGCCGGAATGAGCTTGGGGAATTGTCTGATCCAATTGGCGGGTATTTTGACCGTCCCACGGCTCCTGCTCGGGCACCCGCTGCGGGTGGAGAGCCGGTGCGTTATGTAGAATCTCCGTCTCGTGGGCGGCGCGCTGCGCCTCCTCGCCGTAATGTAGCGGGCGACTACACCCGCAAGATGGGCACGACCGCAGAGGAAATGGCTGCGTATCGCAAGCAAGAGTACACGCCGCCTCCTATGACGGCGGAGATGCGCAAGCAAGCGGAGGCTCAAGCGCTTGAGCGCGTGACGCCTGAAGAGTACCTGCTTGGTGGCCCGGGCCTAAAGGGCTTGCACTCTGCAGCAAAGGCTTTGGCCAATCGTTCTCCTGCTTTGCGTGAGGTGACTCAGCAAGCACTGCCTGCACCAACTCCGCGTCTGACTGGCCCCTCTAAGGCCGATCTGATGGCGCGTGACCGCGCCGCTCGTGAAGCCGCACGTCGTGAAGAGATGCTGCAGGAGAACGCTGCGCGTTACGGCCTTGACCCCCGCGCCCCCGGTTACGAAGGTGCTGCTCGGGCGCTGCGTGAGAAGCTCGGTGATAGCGCGTTCACGTTGAAGAAAAAGGGCGGCATGGTGAAAGCCAAAGCCAAGAAGATGGCCTCTGGTGGGTCTACTTCTTCCGCCTCCAAGCGCGGCGACGGTATTGCCTCTCGCGGCAAGACCAAGTGCAAGATGTACTGAGAGGTTTATATGGACGACACTCTGGAAAAGAAACCCCAACCTCCCGTTAAGCACGGTGTGTATAACCCGGACTCTGGGGCGCCTCCTCCGCAAGATATTGATGGCGGCTCGGTCAAACCGACCCCCAAGGCGTCTAAGCCCAAGAAGATGGCTGGTGGTGGCGTGACTCGCGCAGACGGCTGCATCATGAAGGGCCACACTCGCGGCAAGATGGTCACGATGGGGGGCTGATATGCCAAAAGGAATTCGTGAACCGTATCAAGAGCTTGAAGGCGGAAAAGGTTTTGGTGGCATGGGTGGTGGCGGTGGCGGTGTCAGAATCCCCCGTTACAAAATTTCGGAAAAGCCCCGCGTCGATCCCGCTGCTGAGCAGGAAAAGCTTACAGCAGGGCTCCTTGGTGCGGGTGCGCCAGTAGCCGCAGGCTTGAGCTACGCGATGTCCGAGGAAGCCCCTCGGCGAAGGGCGGAAGCTGAGAGAAAAGAGAAGGCCGAACGCGAAGCAGCGGCAGAACTCAAGCGCGAGTCCCGGGGCATGAAGAATGGTGGCATGACTGCCTCTGTCCGTGCTGATGGCTGCGCTCAGCGGGGTAAAACCCGTGGGAAAATGGTGTAACCATGATGGCCAGCCGTGGCATGGGGGCCATTAACCCCAGCAAGATGCCCAAGAAGAAGGTCATCCATCGCACGGATGACCCGAACACTGTGGACATGTACGCTGAGGGCGGCTCCACGGTGAATAAGGCTGGCAACTACACCAAGCCCGGCATGCGCAAGTCGCTGTTTGAGTCCATCAAGGCTCGGGCGGTACAAGGCACGGCTGCTGGTCAGTGGAGCGCCCGCAAGGCGCAACTGCTGGCCAAACAGTACAAGGCCAAGGGTGGCGGGTATCGTGACTAAAGCCCCGCAGCAATCGCTCAAGGACTGGACCGCTCAAAAGTGGAGGACTAAAAGTGGCAAGCGCTCTTCTGACACGGGTGAACGATAGCTGCTAGAGGCTGCGATCAAAGGTCTCAGCCCTGCTGAGTACGCTGCGACAACGCGTGCGAAACGCGCTGGCAAAAAAGCCGGGAAACAATTCGTGAAGCAGCCGCCCAAGGTGGCGGCAAAGACCGCGAGGTTTAGATAATGGCCAACACATCCGGATCGACCGCGTTTAACCTCGACCTCACCGAGTTGGTCGAGGAGGCGTTTGAGCGCGCCGGTAATGAGCTGCGTACTGGGTATGACCTGCGCACGGCCCGCCGCAGCTTGAACATCATGTTCGCTGACTGGGCCAACCGGGGCATCAACCTGTGGACGATTGAGCAGGGCACGATTGACTTCGTGCAAGGCCAGAACACGTACGCGTTGCCTACGGACACCGTTGATCTGATTGAACACGTGATCCGCACCGGCGCAAACGTGTCCGCCACGCAGGCCGACCTGACCATTACCCGGATCAGTGTTTCTACGTATGCGACGATCCCCAACAAAATTCAGCAGGCTCGCCCGATTCAGGTCTGGGTGCAGCGTTACAACGGTCAGCAAAGCCCCACGGGCCTGACCTTAAATGGTGGCATCAACGCCACTGTGACCCAGATCACCTTGAACTCCGTGGTGGGTTTGCCTGCTTCTGGGTTCATCAAGATCGACTCCGAGACCATCAACTACGGATACATCTCGGGCAACACGTTGTACAACTGCTTCCGGGCGCAGAACAACACCACTGCTGCATCGCACAATACCGGCGCGGCGGTGTACTGGGAACAGCTTCCGGCGGTCACTGTGTGGCCGACTCCGGACGGGGCGCAGTCCTATCA